AAATCGGTCCCGGCTACACTGAGGTCGTTTCGCTTGAGCGCAAGCCGCTGACAAAAGGATCAGGAATTACTGATTACATCATATTTAACAAAGTGATATTTATTCGAGACGGATATACGACAGATGGTCTGCAATTCTTTTTGACCTTTGATGAGAGCGTTGAGGTATGGGATAAAACCATATCAATACAAAGGACGCACAGCCCATGACGCAGATCAAAATGGTTCGGACATTGCCAGTGGCACCTGACGGCATCACAGTGCAGACGTGGGTCGAGGGCAGCACGCATCAAGTCAGCGACGACCTTCTGCGCATCTTGATAGATGCAGGCGCGTGCGAGATTGTCACTAAGGCTGTCCCGGCAGCACCGGAAAACAAAGCAAAGCGGCCCCGCCGGAAAGGAAAAGGCTGATGCGGTTTAACCGGAAATCCGTCTACGTCACGGCCAGCACCGACAGCCCGGCCATAAGTACGGCTGACATGAAAACCTTTTTACGGGTGGACACAGACGCAGACGATGCAGTCATTGCCTCATATGTTGCGACCGCGACCGAGGCAGTAAAGCAGTATCTGCGGCTTGCGGTACTGACTGAAACCTTTGTCCTGAAAGCTGATGGCTTCACTGTGGCGGGCGCAGACGAGCGCCTGCTGTCGCTGGGGCCTGGCGTACACACCGCCAGCGTGCCTTACGTTCTGGGCGGCGGTGAGACGCTGGACATTCCGTTCCCGCCGCTGCAAAGCGTCACAAGCGTTGTGACGTTTGATCGGGGCAACAACTCCAGCACCTACAGCAACACCAAATATCAAGTTGATCTGCAAAGCGGGCGCATATACCTCAATGAAGGCGAGGTCTGGCCGTCTGATCTGCGGGCGCAAGACGCGGTGCAAGTAACATACGTTGCAGGATATGGCAGCGGCTCCATCCCTGACCCAATCCTGCAAGCAATCCGCAGCTATGTTGAGCAGCTTTATGACGGGTGCGAGGGCATGACCGCAGAAATTAAGCGGCTGCTGGCACCGTATCGCCGGGCTGACGAATTAGCATGGTAAGCTGCTGCTCCAAATATAATGCGCGGCAGCTACGCAGTCGCATTACCATCCAAAGCAAGACGCAGGTCGCGGATGGCATGGGCGGCTACACCGAGACGTGGAGCGCTGGAGACGCCGTGTGGGCCATGTGGAAGCCCATGAGCGGCAACGAGCGGGTGCAGGCCATGCGGATACAGCCAAGCCTGTCCGTGCGTGCTGTAATCCGCTTCCGGGGCAACGCAGAGGGTGCGCCCTATTACAGCGCGGCTGACCGGGTAGTTTACCGGGGCAGGACGTACAACATCACGGCTATTGTTGATGTGGAAGACGCAGGCGAGTGGCTGGAATTATCGCTAACCGAGGGTGAGCCGTCGTGAGCCGGGTAGAGATAAGAATTGATGGGGTGGACGACTTGCTTGCAGATCTGCGAAAGTTGGGCGATTTGAGCGATGAACTGTTGGTTGACACCATCAATGACGTGGCGATGGATACTCAGAACGAAGCAGTGCGAGGCATACAGCGAGGCCCGGCCAATGGGCGGACTTATAAGCGTGGGACAGTGACGCATACTGCGTCAGCGCCGGGGCAATTTCCGATGAGCGACACGGGTCGGTTGGCAAGCAATGTCGAAAGCATTCTTGCGACACCGGCAAACATTCGGGCCAAAGTCGGCACAAATATTATTTATGGCGCATATCTTGAGTTTGGCACTTCCAAGATGGCCGCACGCCCGTGGCTTCAGCGCAGTTTTCGCCAAGCGGCAGAAGGCGTTGCAAAAGAACTCAAGGCCAAGCTGGAGGCGCGGATATGAGTTTTGAGACAGCAGCCCAAGAGATTGTTTTTGACGCACTGAGCGGCCAGATCACAGCGGGCGTCTATGACGACGTGCCTTATCTGCCGGAAGGTATGCCTCGCCAGAATTTCCCCTATGTCGTGATCGGTGACGACACCACAACGGCGTGGGACACAGACGACACCCTCGGCAAAGAGATAACAATCACCGTTCACATTTGGAGCAGGACCAGCGGTTTTAAACAGACCAAATCCATCATGGGCGAGGTCTATGACATTCTAAATCGCGGCGCTCTATCCAAGACAGGCTATAATGTGGTAGATTGCCTATGCGAGTTTTCGCAGGCGATGCGTGACCCAGATGGGGAAACCCGGCACGGTGTCATGCGGTTCCGGCTAACGATCCAGAAGGAGAACTAAAAATGGCTGGCTTTAACGGTCGATCACTGACCATTGATTGGAACTCGACCACGCTGGTCGGTGTTCGCACCCGTGGCATGACCAACACCAATGAAATGGTGGACGTGACCACTGACGATGACAGCGGCTGGCGCACCCTGCTTGCTACACCCGGCGTCAAAGCGGTGGAAGTCACTGTTGGCGGCATTTCATCAGATGAGGTTCTGCTTGCTGAATTTTACAACGCAAGCACAACTGGCGAGACGTTGCAGATTGACTTGCCTTCTTCGCTGGCCTCGCCCGGCAACGTCAGCGGCACATATCATCTGTCGTCGTTTGAACTGACCGGAGAGCATGATGGTGCTGTTGAGTTTTCGGCTACGTTCCAGTCCAGCGGCACGGTCACTTACACTGCATCCTCGGCGTAAGGTGATTTATGCGAAAGCTAAAGGCGTCACTCGGAGGCCATGAACTTGAACTTGCTGCCACGTTCGGCGCAGCGTCTGATCTGTCTGAGCAGGTAGGAGATCCACTTGCCATTGCCCGCGAGGCGCAGATTGAGGCCATGCTGTCGGGCGTGGGGCAGGTATATCACCCGAAATGGCAATTCACGGTCAAGAACGTGCCGACGATCCTCTATATCGGCATTAAAGCGACTGGCCGCGATATGACGCTGGAAAAGGTGCAGGAAATGGTCGTTGAAAATGGCTTTCTTGAGGCCAAGACCATTGCCTTGGACTATATCGCCATGATTGTGACGCCGAAGTCGCAGGAACTGGATGGCGAGGACAGTGGTGCATCGTCGGGGGAGTGACATGGGCCGCTTTCGAGCGCAATGCGTATCAAGCGGCCCGGTCATGGGGCATGCAGCCAAGTGAGTTTTGGGCTTTGCCCGTTTGTGATTGGTGGGTCGAACTGGATGGCAAGATTGCCGAAAACAAAAGGATCGAAGATCTAACGAAGGGCGGTTCCACGCGGAGCGGCTTTTCGCAGGCTGAATGGGCCGATGCAAGGGCCAGACATAAGGCAAAGATGAATGACGGAACTCGCAGCCCTTAACGTAAAAATCAACGGCGACAGCGCCGACCTTCAGTCTGATTTGGCAAAGGCCAGCAAGCAGCTTTCTAGCTTTGATGCGCAGGCAAACAAGGCCAACAAAGGCACAAAGGGGTTTAGTGGCAGTATGGGCCGCCTTGGTAGGGTTTCCCGCCAAACGCGGGCGTCAATTACCAACACATCTTATCAGCTTCAGGATATTGCGGTCCAGTTATCAATGGGCACGCGGGCCAGCACTGTGTTCGCGCAGCAGTTGCCGCAGCTTGCCAGCGGTTTCGGCACAATAGGTGCTGTCGTTGGTGTGTTGGCTGGTGTTGGCATTCCGGCATTGGCATTTGCTTTTTCAGCGGCTGGCGAAAGTGCGAAAACTTTTGACGACGCTCTGAGTGACATTCAAGACACCATTGACAGCATGGAAGCGCCAATGAAAATCTTGAATATGACCACAGAGGAATTGGTGGAAAAATATGGCGCAGCCACTGAGCGGGTTTTGCAATTTGCCATTGCCCAGGCTGAACTGGCTGCTTCGCAAGCCGCACGCAGACTGCAAGAGGAAATCCTCCTACTTGATGATGTTGCCAGCAAATACACTGCTGCGCAAAAAGCTGGCCGGGATTATAAAAATACCATTGATCGAATTGCCAAGGATTTTGGCCTTGCGCGGGATGAGGCCAAGCGATTTGAGGTATTACTTGGACAGATAAGCGCGGCAGAAACCTTTGAAGGTCAGCAAGCGGCATTGCAGCAAGTCCTGACATTTCTGGAAGAGAACAACGTAGAGTTGGCAAAAATACCTCCTGAACTTCAGCGTGCAATTTCGGAGATGATTACGCTTTCAAGCGAGACGGATCGTGCGCGTCAATTCATGGATCAACTTGCTGCTGCATCTCAAAATGTCACAACCGGCGTTCCTCTTTATCTGCAAGGCTTCACGGACGAACAACTTTTGCCGCCTGGTGCGCCGCCTGATGGGGGCGGTGGCCGAGGGCGTCGTGGTGGTGGTGGCGGTGCCGACCCGTTGATTTCTGAACTTGAAAGCGTTCAGAATGCCCTAATGACGCAAGAGGAGCAGCAGATTGCATCCTTTCAGCGGCAGCAAGCAACATTGCAGCAAGCGCTGGAGCAGCGGCTTTTGACCCAGCAGGAATACAATGCGCTGATGGAGCAGGCGCAGTCGCAACACGCTGACAAAATGACCGCCATTGATGCGTATCGCTACGGCACTGACCTTCAAAAAGCAGATCAGTTCTTGGGCGATATGGCGAGTGCGTTTCAAAGCGGCAACGAAGACATGCTGCGTATTTCCAAAGCCTTTGGGGCAGCGCAGGCACTGGTCAGTGCCTTCACGGGGGCTGCTGAAGCGCTCAAACTGCCATTCCCGGGAAACTTGGCGGCGTTTGCAAAAGTCTTGGCAACCGGGCTGGGCGCGGTGCAATCAATCAAGGGCGTCACGCCCGGCGGTGGTGGCGCATCAGCAGCCGGGGCAGTTGCATCAGCCGCCGCAGCGCCTTCCGCAGCCCCGCTTGATGTGCGCCTTAGCGGGATGAGCGCAGACGAATTTATCAGCGGGGCAAGCCTCGAAAGCCTGTTCAACCGATTGCAGGACGAGGCTGGCGACCGGGGCCTAAGAGTGAGTTTTGCCTGATGAGCATCCTAATAGACCCAACCAAAGCCGCAGAACTGGCTACAAACGGGACCAGCAATAACCCGATTGTACTTTGGGAGAGCCTATCCGGCACCCTTAGCACGACCACCGGCACGGAGGTAGAAAGCGCGACGCTGTCGGCAACCGGCACGACCTATGACGCATGGGTTGCCTCGCCGTCTGGCGGCACAGCGGCCTTGCAAATGGTCTTTGCCACTGCGCAATCGCTGAATGCGGTTGCCATTGCCGCGCACAATATCGGCTCAATTAGTGGCGCTCGCGTGCAGGCTCAGTATA